GAGCCACGAGTACGAACATAACTACTAGTAGACTCGCTCTTATTAGTATGATGTAGGATAATGACGGCTGCGCCAGTCTCGCGACACAACACGTTAATGCTATCGTTGAACAAGCCAGCCATCTCACCAGCATTATTCTCGTCACGAGTATGGAAACGTGTAAGAGAGTCTAGTACAATCATGTTAGGCTGATAGGTGATAGCCTCGTCAAGGATCTTGTCAAAGTTACGATCAAGTCGTACGCCCTGACGATGCAAGTAGCGCAGATTCTCAAAGTCGTGCATACCTAACTTGTGAAGACGATTATACACAACGTCGTGTGGATTCTCCTCATCAATATACAAGACCTTACCACTAGCATGCATAGGCATACCAAGCCACGAATCAGAACCATTAGCCATATTTACAGCAAGACTAAGGCTGATCCAAGACTTACCAACGTTAGGTTCGCCAACCAGTAGCGTAGTGTCACCACGACAGATAAGACCCTCTACAAGCCAATCATATGGTGGCGGGGGAACACTAAGATCAAGATTCTGATAATGATAATTACCACTACTAGCATCCTTGACAACATCACGGAACGTATCAATACTATACTCTTCGAAGAATTCTACAATATCCTTGACATTATCGGGGAGGCTGACACGACGCGCCTTGCTACCAAGCAGACTACGAATCTTTTGCCACGACTTCTCACCTTTAGCCGCAGTATTATAATCCGCATCATTATCCAATACGACATACACCGTATCGTACTGGTCTAGAATGTCAGTCTCCGCCTTGTCCACCCCAAACAAGCCGGGAGTACCATACACATTCTTAATGCCCTCTTGCCAGAGTCGCATCGTGTCAGTCTCACCCTCAACAAGAAACGTATACGCCTTGGAATCATCCAACGGTCCGTGATACAAGCCTAGTTTCAAACCAGCCTTTGAAACAAACTTGCGCTTACCGGGACCAATATACCGCTTCTTGTCTCCGGATTCGTAGGGGAACACAACCCAGTCTGCGTCCTCACTACGAATACCGAAAGCAGTAAGAGTCTCACCTGTAATACCCTTCTCAATCTCAAACCAATTCTTATGAGCCTCTGTAATCATTATTCTCCTTAATTATTTACGCGGACAAAACCAATGACATCACTAACGTTGCGTGTCATGTGTGCAACCATCCCACCATCGGACGGATTAGTACCAGAGGTGTTACCTTCAATTGTGGTGAACTTTGTAGCCTTCATTGGTGCCATGTTAACGATACCAATGTGATCAGCGATACCATCATTGTCCCAATCGAAGAGGACTACATCACCAGACTTAGCCTGATTAGCAGGCACAAGTGCAAGGTAGTTACGATTATACTTAGCGTCCTCTAGCACGTAGGGACAATAAGCGTAACGCTCATGCTGCTTCCAAGCCTTGCTCTTAGCACCAACGAAAGCATACGTTACGAACATTGCACACCAAGGACCAGTGATACCATACCAGTTAGAAAACATAACCTTGTTAGACTTGGGTGGCTGCTCACTAACACCAATGAACTGCTGTGCAATCTCCAGTGCAGTAGCACCAACGTACTTCTTACTACGAGACTTTGCTCGCTGTTTCATCATAAGCGACTGCTTCTTAGTACCCACCAAAGTCAGGTAAGAATGTAACTGATCATCATAATTAGAATTAATATTCTTCTCAGCATAACCAAGATCCCACTTAGCACTACGGGTAGCACGAGCACTCGCTTCACCATAGATACTATCAATCTTGCCAGTGTAATAACCCTTAGCCTTCAGCAACTTCTGTACTGCCGCTACCTCTGGTCGCTTCATGTTAGGGCTAGTCAACTTCAATGTAATCATACCATACTCCTCTTGTTTGTAATTGCTCGCTGCTCTTCAATATAGATCAGCCTATCAATGTACCACTTAGCCTTACGCAAGTCTTCGATACCATTCTTGTAACGATACCGACTCACATACTTTACCACATTACCCTGATGATAGTCAAGCCCCATACCCTCAATGGCTGTGATAACTTCCATGTTACCCTGAGTATAATGCTTCGGACTATTTACTGGGTCGTCAATTGCCATGTGTATTCCTCCTTATCAGCCCAGTTAGTAGTAGACCATTCGCAGTCTGTATCTATACTAACGAATTGTTCTACGATTTTATTCCCCATCAAGTAGGGAACATGTGTAACAAGATGGCTAATCTCTGCTTTATCTGCATCAATAATAATTTCGTCATGCACGATATTGACAATGTGACTAGCACAATGCTTGTCTAGAAAGGTGCTGACCTTAACTACGGCATCCCGCATAAGATCAGCAGCGGAACCCTGAATGAGCGCGTTGAGTGCTTTATGGTGCTCTTCGACATGTAGCCGACGACCATACAAATTACTAATATACCCACGGCTATTCAGAGTTTCGCTTATTTGATTGTTTAATTCTGCAATGCCCGGACGAGTCTCATGATAAGCCTTAAGCAATCGTTTGGCTTCTTTAAAGTCTACGCCTAGTTGTCGCATGATTGTAGGAGTACCACCACCATAGATGATACTAAAGTTTAGTGTTTTACCAACTTGCCGCTGGTCGTCTGTGATGCGTTCCGATGCGTATAGTCCTTGGGCGGTAACAAGGTGCGGATCTGCTCCATTGTTAATTTCGTTTGCAAGCGAATTGTCGTTGATCCCTCGTGACAAGTAGTAAGCGAGTAGACGGACTTCGATGGCTTTATAGTCAAAGAATAAGAACGCATCCAACTTGGGAACAAACGCTCGTTTAACATCTTTCTGACTCCTTGGAATATTCTGTACATTCATGCAAACTTATCCTTAATAGCATCAGCATACTTGTTAGAGATTTCTGCTACGCGCTGTTGAATCTCAGCATTATGCACTCGCTGAGCAGTAGTATTACCAATATATTGTTTATACAACAACTTATCAATATGATAATAATTATACTTAAGCATAGTACGAACCATCAACTCGTAATCATCAGCGACTTTGTATGACGGATTATGACCACCAAGTTCTTGATAAACACTACGATCCCAAGCACGAACATGATTAGGCATACTAACAATATGACTCATCGTAGTAGCATTAATTTCTGGTGCTCGCATAACCCAAACACCATACTCATCATCATAATACTCACTACCATAACCAAATGCCCAGCCTTCAGGATACTTACAAGACTCGCCAGCAGAATTAATCTCACAACAATTAGAATAAAAAAACTCTGCCCAATTCAACAAGTACGCTTCCCACAACTCTTCAAGAGCAGTAGGAACTAACTCATCATCATGATCTAATTCTACAAGAAGATCACCATTACCCTGCATGAAGGCTGACAACTTAACCATACCAATGTTACCAATATTCTTATGAGAGCGATGCAAGTTAATAGTGTAACGCTCATCATTACAATAACCATACATCTGACGATAAACATTCTCGCTAGTAGAATCGTCCCACACTACCCATTCCCAATCAGTATAAGTTTGATTCTTTAGACTAGTCCATGTCCTAGCAAGGACACCGGGATCAGTCTCATAGGTTGGTGTAATAACACTAATCATGCTTCTGCTGCTCCACTACTCATCCGACCAGTACGAGTACCATGCTGACGAAAGTTTGGATGTAGAATACCATCACGCGCCTCAGCATCAAGACCATCAAAGTACGTTGTTTTGATTTTATTAGCCTCACGCAACTCTACAATCAACGATGCAAGTTCGTCATCCACGCTGGCAAGCGTAGCCTTGTCGGTTTTGCTAATCCTAATTCCTCGCTCTTCAAACGCCGCAATGATTTGCGCTGGCGACTGAGGGTTGAATTCTGACCCGGATATTTCTGCAATCCGCGCTTTCGTTTTATAAATCTTATCACCATACTCCTGACGTTGCTTCTTAACATACGACTTATCTATTTGTAGTCCTCGCGCTTCGATGCCCAAGAGGGAAATTGTGAGGGCTTTTTCAATTTCATACAATGGGCACAAGTCTTCGGGCAATCTATTCCGTAATACTTCGTAAAGCCGCAGCGTGAATTCTGCATCTTTTTTTGCATACGGCGCAAGAATTTCGTTTGGAATGGGCGCATAACCGTCCTCTTTCTTCATCTTATTTTTACGTCGCCACACCTTCAGCACTTCGTCTTCGTCTGTCTCTTCTCCAAGAATCGTACGAGCAAGATACTTTAGGCTAGTAGACTGGTGCTCATCAATGAGGTGAGCAATGGCTTGTGTATCCTCAAACTTATCAATAAACGTACTAAGCGGAATACCTAGACGACACAACTTCTGAATATCAAACTTAGCATTATGCATAATGATCTTATCACAATTGATAAGCATATCATATACATGTTGAACATGACTATGCCATTCGCCATGTTCGCAAATACGCTTATCATAAACATGGCTCCACTTTTGTGTCGCTACGCTAATCATGAAGGCTTCATCATGCCAACCCACACCAGTTGTCTCAGTATCAATAGCCAGTAGATCCAAACCCACGGTCGCCCCTTATCCCACTCCATACCATATTATCACCACGCAACAAATTAGTTTGCATAAGAGGCTGCACCATGAACTGTGCAATCTTATCGCCACGCTCAATCAAATAATTAA